GCTGCGAATGGTTTCTGTATAGCGCTCATTATCATCCAGCCGTACATGCCGGATCTGTACTGCAGCCGTGTCTACGGCAATCCGGTTATATATGGCTGTAACAATACTGCGCTCGTTGCCCCTGGTCAGCCGCGGTCGATCGGGTCGGTTGGAGCTGGCATACCTGAAAACAGGCGGCTTGGCTTGCTCCGTGGGATCCCGATTGTTTCGAAAGGCATTCCAGGCGTGCTGGAGCCGTTTCCCAAATGAGGGCATCTCATCACCTCATCCTATATTTTCATTTTGATTGAAATGTGGTATATTACAATTATGAATATGAAAGGAGACTAGTAATTGATGAGCACTGTCGATATTGTTATATTAATTATTATTGTAAGTTATGTTATTTATCGAACTACAACTCCTAAAAAGGGAGATACCACCAGTACTCCTGGCGGACGTTTCTTCGGAGCTATATTCAAAAGTTTTTTGGCATTGATCATTGCTGCATTGGTTATAGCGCTTTTTCAATTAGTTTTCATTGGCTCATCAATAGGCGGGGTTATAGGAATTTTCTCCTTACTAGGCCGATAAATGTCAACTACGACGCTTTCTGCGCTTGCCCTGACGAGGAGCTCCGTTAGCATACTGAGTCCCAGCAAAAGCCTTATTCATTTCTTTCTTCCAAGCATCGCGTTTAGCTACTGCTTTAGCATGTCCTTTAGCCGTAGTGCGACGTTTTGCAGCTATGGCTTTTGCTTTCGAACCGGCTGCAACACCAAAACCGCCAATAGCTGCAACTCGGGCTGCTTTGCCAACTAAAGATGCGTTTCCTCCATAATTGCTAAGAGTGTCTTCGAATTTGCCAGCTCTTTCGCTAGCTTTACCAGCAGCAGAATCATACATATCCGCCAATCTTCGTGCCGCTATACGAGCATTATAGCTTCCAGCATTATCACTATTTAAAATATTGACGTATTTATTTGCCGCGTCAACGGTATGTCTACTATATATTCTAGACAATGCATTATTTACATCTTTTCCAAGATGCAAACCAGCTAATGTTCCAACACCTGCTGCACCTATTTTAGCAGACCGTTTAGCAATCTTATTATACTTGGCTGCATTAGAAGATTGCTTATTTACATCTGCCTTAGCATTAAGTTTAGCCAATTTCTTTTGAGCTTTTGCATACTGACGAGACAGACGTTTAGCATTACCTTTCTCGATAGCTTTCTTGACGCCCCACTTCATACCCCTTACACCGTAGTGGGCGAGATATTCATCGGAGCGCTGTACGGCGTAATATTCGCTCATATAACTTTCTCCTTATTCAAAAGCTTCACGATTGAGCTTGTAGCTGACAAGAGCATCCATCATGGCTGCCACCGAGTCAATCTTCTGCTCTTTTCGCTGCTTCGTTAATTTTCTATTACCATTTGAATCTTCTGATATGATACAGTTACCCATTGTAAACTTCATAATCTCTTGGTCGAATAGCAGCATACGATCCATACTGAGTTTCTTCAGTTCGCCCAATGGAACGCTCTCAGTTCTAGCACCCTGGATTACCTTTACAATACCAAATGGTCCATTTTCCCGTTCCCAGCGTTCGACAAAGTCCTTTGCATTGTATGGGTCAAATCCGATACAGCGAACGTCATACTTTTGTTCGATGATGTATCTATCGAGCTCATCATATACGTCCATCATATCCAGAATCGGTCCATTCATGACAACAAGACTGTCTTCTTCTAAGAACTCGTCGTACTTAATTCGGGTTGCGGCTGGTAAGTTCACAAAGGTGCTTTCAGAGATGTAGCACCGGGTCTTCACACCAAACGATCCATCGCCAATAGGGAAGAGAAACGTAAAGGCACAGAAGTCATCACCTCTCGACAAGTCAACACCCATCGAGCAGGGCATATTCCAGAAGTCCCGATGATAATGAGGAATGGTCTCCTCGTAGGTAAAGAAATACGTATATCCTTCAACCGGAATACCGAATCTTTTAGCCAGCGTATCATTAGCGGTAGCAGGAGCTGCTTCCATCTTCTCTACATCACGCTGATAGGCAGCATAGCTAACGGTCTTTCCGATGTTGGGATTTGCTTTAATCCACATCTCAGGATCTCCGACTTCCATCTTGTCATCAAGACGGTAATACCAGATACTGACATGTGGAGCTCGGTACTCGCCGCGAAGAATCTTTTCCAATTCCATTTTGATATCATCGCCGGCAGCGTTACGAACGGTTCCTTCAGAGCTTGTTGCCAAGATAAAGTAATCGTCCAGCTTCGAAGCACCTTGCTCGATCGCGCCGATGACGTCTTCGCGGATATCCCCCGACAGCCATTCGTCAATAGTCGCGACCTTTGGCCTGAGTCCCTGTAGTTTATCGATGGACATTGGCCGCGACTCAATGATTGAGCCGTTGATAAAATTCTGTATTCCCAGTTTCGTGGAAGCCAGTTTCACCCGGTCAGCTTTAGATCCTGTTGTGTTCTGGATACTTCCTTCTGTCAGGAATTTAAATAATGGTCCGCGGGAACGCGTAATAGCCGTTCGGATTGGTCCCATGGTTTCGTCAGATTGACGAATGGTAGGCGCAGTTACGATCTGATCTGTCGCCTCCTGATCCATGTTAAGGAAATAACTTTGAATACAGCTGGCATACAGAGATTTCGCAGCTCCTCGACCAACAATCAAAAATTGTTTCTTGATCAGACGATCCAGAACTTCGCGATACTCATAATGAACACTGTATCCGTCAGCCTCAATTACAGGTACCTGCTTTGGAATGTAGTGATACCATCCGAACACCTGTTCTGCCCACAGTTTAAACGAAGGCAAGAGTCTCAGATCACTGCCATCTGTCAGTGTCATCTCACCTTCGCAATAATCGATAAAAGCCTCAACCGGCTGCGGATTATAGTAATACTCCGGACTTTCGATCAGATCGTCAATCCGAAGCATTTCCTGCGCGACCTGTTTACAGATCTCGACTTTTCCGCTCATAACTTCATCCCGAAACTGCGCGTAATACTTTGGCGTGGCTGTATTACTAAGGTAGATCATCCTTTAAGCCAGTAATCTTGAGTCCTTCTACGTCGACCTGGTTTTCTAGTCTTCTTTGCAGAATAAAGTCTAGCGGGATCTCTATAGCCCCAATTATAAATACTATTGTATGCTGTAGTGCTTTGACCCCTAGACGTAATTTTTGGTTTCTTTTTACTAGAAGTTCCTAATAACAAATCTCGCGTGGCAGTATCATTGATTCGATTTACCATGGACTCAGCGCTATCGTTCTTTCCACCCATAAGATACTTTTTATACAGATCCTGATTAAGTTTCTTTTCTTCGCGAGCTTTGGCATTCTTAGAAACGACTTTTGCACGAGCGCTAGAAGACCAGATTTCCCCAAGCGTACGACGATCGCCAGCCTCTGCCTTATCCTTATAGAACTGTTTATCAACCGCAGATTGGGCTTCTTTACGAGCCATCTTATTTTGAAGTTTGAGATTGTCTTTTGCAGTTTGCTTATTCTTTATGCGCTGAGCACGAGCTTCAGACTTAGCAATCTTAGCGCCATACTTCCGCTGAGCATTCAGTCGGCCCTTGCCTCTCCAGGTTTCTTCGATATATGCAGCCCCGCCACGTGTAGTGCCTTGAAGCATACCTTCCTGAATGGCTTCTTTCATTCGAGTTCTGAATTTCGGCTTTTCTGTACTGCCAAGCTGACGGGCACGCTGTTCAAGAGCCAAGCGCTCAGTTACGCGACGAACCTGATCATCGGTAAGCTTGCCATAACGAAGTCGACCTTCGCGAGCTCGCTGAATAACCTTATTCATCTTTCGCTCATCGCGTCGGAAGGCTCGTTGTTCTTTTCTGAAGGCCTTGGCTTTAGCTTTAGCCCGCATAACAGCAGGGGAGTGCGCGGCTTTCCAATTCGATTTGGCTTTCGCAATGCCATTACGCATAGAGGCACTAAGTTTACTAGCAGCTCGACGGTAAGCAGGACTTTTAGGCTTGTCGCCAAAGATATGCTGACCCCATTTCATGCCTTTAACGCCATAATGCATTAACTCATTTGGATCATCTGTTACTGCATAGTATTTCAACCTTCATCACCTCCCTGCTCTTTTTCTGCTTCGTCTTGTTCAGCCTGAACGTTTAGACGCCATTGCAGTTCCTGAATTCGGGCATTGAACTGATCAGCCACAACCGAAGATGCCGGTGGATCAAAGATCATTCGAACCCGCATATATACATAAGTCTTTACGGTGTCAATCAATTGCTCGTTATCGGTGAAATCGCTCCAATCCTTATCGTAGCCATCAATCGAGAACCCGCCTTTAGGGCCGATGCCCAGTTGGTATAAAGTCATAAACTCGCCGTTGATAAGCAGAATAATGTCGTTATCAAAGGCAGTATCTTCTAAATCAACGTTTAGGAGTTTCTTAACACTTGAAAGAATACCTGTTCGATCAACCATGGTGCGGCCCTCCTTCCATTAAAAATATTGAACCGAGTTTCTATTGCCGCCAGGGGCATGTATCGTTAGGTCTTCGTTCGACAGGAAGCTGTGGCAACAAACTAGCATCTCCATAGTGGATTGCTTTATGCGTTCGATCAGTAACACAAACTAAGTATTCTGGATTTAAAAGAAAGCTAGTTGCGTCGTTTATGTCCTGTACAGTAATCGGATTCATATGATGGATGTAGATTCCATTTTGAATTTCATAACCTGGCATCGCGAGGTCTCTTCCCTCATCACGAATGATAACGTCGCGTCGTATCTGTTGCCATTCCTTTGAATGATAGAACTTTTGATTCAGGTATCTATCAAATCCAAAAGTATCTTGTCCAACAATTGCTCCTAATCGAAGGTAATCGTACCGTTCCTTAAAAGTCGGCAATTGAATCAGTTCTGTATACGTTCTGATCATCATTCTTTCCACTGAGGTGTGTAGCGTTTCATAGCTTCGATAGCTTCCGCATACAATGCCTCGGTCTCCTTTGCAGAACGAATAGCTTCTGTCTTTGCTTCGAGGAGTTTAATCTCTTCCTGAAGCTTTTGGCGTTCTTCACGTTCGCGCATTGTGCCCAAACGTAGATAATGAGTAATCACTTGCGAAGAGGCAGTACCATTTCGTAACTGTTCTTCGGCTAAATCGATCGCGTAAGCAATCATCTGCTGTTCACGACCCTCCGGTGTAAGGGCTGAAGCCTGTCGAACAGGGGTGTCTGTAGATACTTCCTTACCCTTTCGCATATGGTTCCACCTCCTTTGTCCATGGTTTAGTAAAGATCCAACTATGTTAAGGAAAGATAGGGAGCACTTTCAGTAGAGATACCGAGACTTTCTATATGATCGAAAGGAGGTAATCATGAAGAAAAAGACCGAACGCCAGATGAACGAGCCCCGACAAACTCGTGCTAGGTAGGTTAAGCCCCGGTATCCCTATTGGAAATGCTCCCTAAAAACCTCCCCCGGAGAATTTCAGAAG